TTTACTGTAAATCCTTTAGCCATAACTTGTTGTCAGTACATAGTAAGTATACCACGGTCAAATCAATTTGTCCATAGTGTTATATTATATAGTTGTCAATCTGTGACTTCGTTTTTGACAACTCGAATCTCCTCATGACGCAGAGCATCATCAGGATAGTGTTTAAAATATTCATTTAGATATTCCAGTTTATGTTTAATGTCAGCTTCTGGAATATTTTTCATAATCTGGGCTTCCCCAATATACACATTATAAGTATTCATCTTCCCATTCTGCAAGCATATCTTCTAAGTCTTTACGAATGTCAGGATGATACAATAAATGTGTGTCGTTTTCCAAGCGGAACTGTACCGATTCGTAGATGTACTCTAGTACTTTAATATCAAGTTCGACATTCATTTCTTGTGTTGTTTTCATTGTAACCTATCTATACATTTTTATTTTTCAGTTTAACGGTGTGCCAATCGGTTCGAGTGGATTCAGACTTGATATAGTCACATCCCCTGCTACAGATACACGGTAGTCTTTTGTTGAAAAATGTGGATATACAATGTGATTGATATTACTGGAAAACAAAATCATGGTGCCTTCCATTTCTGGTGTCAGTATCCAGTTCTTCTTTTTCAGTTGACCAGTTGTGTCTGGATACACTAATGCAAAGTCGCCTGCTTCTGGTCTGAATCCTGGCTGTATGTTTCTTTCCTTATTTCCATCGAAAGGTATCTTCAACCAGACTACAAAGGTAAACACACTTTGATGGTCATGTATGCTTTGATAATCACCTTCAGTAGATATCCGACTCCAGAAACGATTCAAACATAAGTCGTGACTATGAGTAGTGTTCAACTTAAACGGAACACCAAATTCATTGACATACGTTTGAACATATGGCATCAATACAGTGTTTGCAAATTCATTATCAATATCAGTTAACTGCTTCTGCTTCTTCTTTTCGTCAGTAATATCAATCTCTCCGATTAAACTCCAGAGGTAGTCACGTTCGGATTTTTTTAGAACACCTTCAACGTATCCTTGATTCGGCAGACTCTTACATTCCATCTAACTTCTCCCGATACTTTCTACGACCAGTCACTACCTTCTCCATTTGTGTCTCACTATAGCGTGTCGTATAATATCCCTTACTCTCTAAGAGTTTGGCAGAGTCGTCTAACGCGCTAATTTTTTGAACCATAACAATCGTGAAAAGATGATCAACCTTCGTAAGTAACCATAAATCCTTCCCCTTACAGTTTAAGAAAGTATTCAGAGCATCAACGCCGCCACCCATCGACTCTGGAGTAATATGATTCGCATTACTATGTGCTGCAACAATCACTACATCATGACTGCCATCAAACTTATCACACTCCTCTGATACAACTTCCCAGAAGTCATATGCAGAGAAATAGTCATATACCTTTCTAAACTTGAGACGGTTTTCATCTTTCGCTTTCTTTGCAAAGGGACAACGAGGTCCCTTATACTCAGGACTAATCGGATCAGGCTCCTGTAGATGAGATATCCAATCGTCAGTGAAATTCTCTAAATGATCAAGTGGGTGCATTAATAAGACTGCTCCTCCAAACACATATCTCCCATACAGACAGAGAACGACAAACTATCTGTATGATACGAACGATAGATCTTGCTCCATATTAAATCAAACTCTTCCTGATCTAGATTCTTAAACAGAACCTTATCCTCATAGTAAATGTGATAAGACTTCAATCCTTGATTCGCAACGGTACTTGAATTGTCCATGAAACTCCTTTTAACTCTACCATTTTAAACTTTCTCTTATTCTTTTCTCTCTCTACTAACTCAGCATCATTCGCTGTGTCTCCGTAGATGACGCGAGGTTTACCCTTAAAGTCAAGGATTGCACCATCTACCATGAAGAAGAGAGTATCCCAAGTAAGAGTATCTTTCAGTTCACTTGCTAGAAGTGATACCTCATAGTTACTCAACTCTTCTCCTACTACCTTTGCTCTACATGTAACCAACTCATCTAGATTGATTACTACTCGACTATCATTATATATTGCCATGATTAAAACATCTCAATGCCAGATTCATCAGGGAGGTCATTCAACCTTTCCTCTGCCCAATGATCCTTATTGTCAATACCAGCTGCCTCAATGTATCTGATAATATGTGTATCTACTTGCTGAAAGATTGGATGAAGGTTTAGATCCATACGGATATCATGTGCAATCTCTGCCACTTGCTTCTCTGTAAGGCAATGATCTGGATGAAGCAAGTCACAACATGGAATTCTCTTTTCAATGAGTTCGTTCAAATTAATACGAATCTCGTAGTCTTGGTATACGGGCATTTGTCTTCTTGTATGTGCCATGAGTATTTACTTCTTATTATATCATATAGAGAGTACTATGTCATCCCTCTGTAACATTCAACCTCTGGGGCATTTTTTATATCCCAAAAATTTTTTGAATACGAATAATATATAGCTCTCGATTTTGGTTCGTTGTAGGTTAGGGACTTATCGGTTTTTATAATCAACAAATAAGAACACAAAACAACTGGCTAAAGTGTAGCCAACTGTCCCCTACCCTAGAATTCATCTAGGGCTAGGTCATTCATCTCAAACCACATTAAGTTGACTTTCATCGCATTATGTAAGTCAGGTGCATCTACTTTGTACTCTAATGAATTGATAAGGTCGTAAAGCTTTAGGTTTAGATCATTAACTTGGTCCTCTGTTAGACCTGTGTAAGGTTGATCAATTCCGTTTCTCATGATAAGTTACCTGTGTTTGTTATACTACTATTATACACACAAAGACCCCACATATGTGAGGCCATGTGACAGTTTTTAAACTGTCCTATTAACATAAACATTCTGACCGTTATATGATATAATCGCCTCAAGTACTGGAAACTTAAAAAGTTCTTCTACTCTGTGGACCACGTTTAGCACGTCGATGGCATCATATTCGCCTAGGCATAACTCCGTGGCATATTCTTGGTCCTGTGTGTCAAAGTGTGGGAACTGTGTAAAGTCTAGTTTAATGTCTAATACTGTGAACATAATTGGTCCTTGTTTGTTATGTTCTAATTGTACATTAAAAAAGGGGCAATGTATGCCCCTTATGTGACAGTTACCAAAGTGGCACTAGATTGCTTTACTTACTTTGCTACCTGTGTTAATACTAGCAGCATGAACAGCCATGCCTTGGTGCATAAAGCTGCCCTTTGGTGCGGCGTTATTCCAAGCACGCCGTGCCATAGTTCTGCCAGCATTGCTTCTCTTAAGCACTGTGTACTTAATGCGGCGGCCGTCTGCCATTGTGAGTGTTGTTTGCTGTTTGATGTTGTTTGCGGCCATGTTGTTTGTTTGTTGTTGGACCTATTATAGAATAAAAAAGGGACTAATTAAAGCCCCTGTGTGCCAGTTTGTTTAACTGGCCTATGAGATTGCAAGTTCAAAACCGTCAACAAAGTCTGAAGCATTGCCTTGGAAGTCTGCCACGAACCAGTCCCAGTTTTTTTGAAAAACTCTGTAACCTGTAGCAAACTCGTAGCAAAGTGCATTAAGTCTGCTCTTAGTGGTGTTAGACTGCCAACCGCCATCAAAGAGTAGCAAAGCATCATTAGTTACTGTGCCAATGTGATTGCCGTGAAGTTTGATGATTGCTTCAGAGATGCCATCAGCGTTAATTGAATGAGTTACAGAAGTGTTACCAGAGCGGAAGTCCTTGCCGTTTCTGATAGCAGCGTTCATGTTCTTTTCAATTACTCTCATGTGTGAAACCTGTGTTTGTTTGTTATGTACTTATTATGCCTTGTAATGGGGCACAATACAACCAGCCTTGTGCCAGTTTGCCTAGTGGCACATTGCTCACGGTTTCTGGTTGACATTCTGGGACCATGCCCTATAATGGGTATATAAGGGACTTGGGGTAAGGTCGGTAAACTTTTCGACACTCACCCTGCTCCGCAATAATTGTATCAGAATGTTACAAAATCCCCTCTATCATACTTGACGGAATTCTGCAACCCATAATGTGACAGTTCTCAAAGTGGCACAGAGGTGGTTGATATTTCTGCGGTTTTGTGGTATAATGCCCGCCAAGATGTCTATAAATCTAACACTTAATTCGCTTCATTTAATCATAAAACATTGAAAGAGATAATAAACACATATACGTTTATTTTACCTTTTTTAAATGTTACTTAAATTTGCAATTAATAAAGCAAAGTGAAGCAAATAGGTTTAAAAGTGCCTTACAATTCATTACTTAATTCATGTACTTTTACCTTAATTTGTGTTAGTAACCTATAGATATTCCCCTCTGAATTGTTGTTACTTAGTGAGTCATATTTGGATAGACTTTCTAACACTAACAGTTTAATAAGTGCCAGTTCATTCTTATCAAATAGTGGGGCATTTAGCATTGAATTAATGTTATTAAGGGTCATACGATTCCACTTCAATTTCTATTACATAGTCTGGGTAATTTTCATCTATAAAGTTATCATCACTATCTGATAAACGTTTTATAAATGCTTCACTATCCTCGAAACATTCTGTGTTAGTTTGCTTTACTTTGTCCATCAGATTGCCTCCTTAGTTTTATACTTACTAATGGCAATTTCTCCCAGATTCTCAACATATAACGACTTAACTCTCTCTCCGTCACTATCATCTAATTCTAGTAACTTATTCCAATTCCAGTTACTTGGCGGATTACCACGATTATCAACAGTAAAATCTAATGTTACACGATAGCGGGTGACTGATTGAAATTGAGAGTCCATAAGATTGAGGCGGTGGATTACATTTAATTCTACCAGATATTGCACTAAATGTCAACAATAGCACGATATTTCCCTTCTTAAATGTTATTTAGTGGGGAAACATGGCATTGTTATGTAATGTTAACGATAGCACGATTAGCGGGTGTAAGTGTTATTATATGAAAAAAATTTCGGGCGTTCGCCTCGAAGTGACTTTCATATATGTAATACAAATAAAGACGAATAGCACGATAAAATTGTTAGTTAGTGGTCTTACTAGCGTGATTAACAAACAACTCACC